AACTGAGTTGCACTCATAATAAAAACTCCATATTGATTACATATATCTTTAAGTTTTGTAGATAACATAAAAAGAATATTATCTTCTCTTAATCGAACTCCACCACTTCTCCTTGTTATTTCTTCAAGGATTTTGATACTGGTGTGGATATAATCATGAAAAACGTATTTAATATTATGATCTCTAAGATTTTTTTTAATAGTGTTTTCTACATCTTGGAGGGAGAAATCTGGGAGTTCTTCTATGAAGATTGGGGAATCTTTAAGAATACTGGCAGCCTCTTGGACTCTTTCATCTTCGTCTCCTTCATAGAAATTATTAATAATATGTTCCTCATTTACTCCAGAAAGAAAAGCTAACATCATAGTTTGGATTTCTCCAAGTTCCTGTTCTGTAGTAATAAAAAGAGTAGGTTGAGCAGCACCAGTTTTCATCCATCCAAAAGTATCATCGTAAATTTTATTACATCCTATATAACAACAATCTGCAATCATTGAACGAGTCTTTCCGATACCAGTTGCCGCAGAACGTAAATAAAACTTTTTGAGTCTTGCGCCACGAGTCACCGCATTTACAAACGGCCCATAAAGTGGTACACCAACTTCAGGATGATCTTTAAATCCCTGAATTAATTCAAAAATTCCTTTTCCTGCTGGAGATGCTTCTCCATATCCTTGGTCTACATATTTATAACGAATATTTTCAATTTTTTCATCTATCTTGTCTGCAAGTTCAATTAGAGTTGAGTTATCTAAAAATTGTTCTTGCATTTCTTTTTTCTTTACATCGAGAATATTATCATAATCATATATATCAGATACATCAATTCCATATCTGTCATATGCTCGAAGTAAAGTCATTTTCTTTAATCTATTATAATAATAATCAAAAGTTAAATTATTAGCATTTTCAGAAACTTTTAATAACCATTCCTCACCTTTTTCTGCTTGATATATACCTAAACTTTTTGGCTTAGATGAAAGAAAGTCATTAATATTCTGAAGTGTAATTACTTTAGCTCCTAATTCATGAACTTTATAAATTGCACCATAAACAATTCTATGAAATTCATTTGAAAAATCTTCTTCAGTTACTAAATATTTATCATCCATATCAAGTAAAGTTGGATCATTAAAAACACATCCAATTACTTGCAATACTGCTGTTGTGTCATAATATTTTGCCATTAATTATCCTCCTCAAAAAATGTGAATAATTCTCTTCTTTTCACAGTAGTTTGAGGAATTGGAATATGTATTTCCTTTACGTCTTTTTCAATTTCCCCAACTTTTTTATTTCTTGTTCTTGCTTCTCCAATTTTCTTATAATATTCTTCAGCTTTATTGTATACATATGGAACTATTCCTAAAGTATTATAAGTCATAGAAATAGGATGCCGAGTTACTTCATAATAATACTGTAAAGCATGATGAATTCCTTTATAAGTATAATTATATTTAGGCCCAAGATACATTTTAAGTTGTCTTGCTATCATGGGATAATTAGCTTGTTTATTCCATAATTCGTCAATATAATTTCTTAATTGAAGTTCATCAAGATTTTGTTCTGATTTTTCAATTTCAGATTTACTAACTATTCCCTCTACATTGCGTTTTTCAGCACACTTTTTGTGAGCATACCGTTTTGCGGCAACCTAAATAAAGGGAAAAGTATCTCTATCAAATCGTTCACCACAATAGGGGCATTTAACAATATGAGCTATACAAATTCCCCCTTTCTATTATATATTATATCATATAAAGTAAAAAAAATCAACTCAAGGATGTGTATCCTTGAGTTGAAAATAATCATTTAAACGTATCTTTTAATTCTGTAACAACCAAGAAAAGAAGTTCTGCCTGTTCGGGCTGCAAGTTCTGAACTTTCTTACCTTTCCCAAGGTATTTATCTACGATTGCCACAATACGTGGTCCAACTTTCGGATCTTTGTTCATAAGCTCTCCAGTAATAGCAGAGAACTCTTCTTTCAAAGCATCAAAATCATATTCAGTCTTTTCAGCCAACTTTTCTTTTTCATTGGTTACATATTCACCATTGTGTTCCTTAGCTTCCTCTTCGATTGCATCACTTACTGCCTTAATCAAATTCTCATAAGTAAATGTAATCTGAGGTTTAATATATTTAAATCGACCTCCACAAGCAATACTATCATCTTTTGCGCGGAGAGTCAAAACTGACATATCATTACCTTTGACCTGATGAGCATAACCATAAATATCTGCCATACCCTCAATAGTCTGTTTAGCTTTCTTACCAGGAATTGCAGGTCTAATTACCATATGAGAATTACCATTCTCATCTTCTTCTTGACCTTCACTAGCATGTCCAATAAAGAAAACGGCATATCCAAGCTGAGTCAATCCTCTAAATACATTATTAAACTCAGATGTGAATGAACTCCATCCTTTACCATAAGCAGCGTCACCAAGCTGATCAATATCAAGCTGATCACATACATATTGCTGACACATCTCAGAAGCAATATCAATAGTATCAACAATAACTGCTTTATACATTTTCTTTACATCATCAGATTTAAGCTGACGATAAACCATAAGCATTTCGGCCCATGAAGTAATATCAACTGCTTTCACTCCTGGAAGTGCATTATATCCTTTTTCAAAAGCAAGTAACAGTGCATCTGGCATCTAAACTGCAAGAGTTGTCTTTCCGGTTTTAGGAGCGCCATAAATAAATGTAATATATCCACTCAAATCTCTACTTACTTTATGTGGTTCAATCTGTGTTAAATCAATCAATCCCATATTTTATCCTCCTACTTGCCGAGAGGGTATGATTAAAAATCATACCCATCAGCTGCACTACTAGTTGCGGTATTTGCTGCTTTACGAGAAGCTGCATACTCATCCTGACGTTTCTTAATTCCTGCCAGATAAGTATTACGATTTTCCATTGCTTCCTTCATCTCTGCGGCAGTAATTGAAGACTCATCATCCCAAGGATATGGAGTTCCTTTTGCCCATGTTACCATGAACTCTCTACGAGAAGATCTTGTCTCAACGACATCTGCTTCTCCGAAAGCACTTTCCTCTTCTTTTCTTCTCACGATAGTAGAGTTGATCTGAGTTCCACGAACCTCTGTGAATACAGGATTCTTATTAGAAATTCCAAGACTTTCAAAATATGCAATAGCCTTTGGATTATAAACTACATACTCTACAGGAAGAAGTTCTTTTCTGAAGTTGAAAATTGCTCCGCCCAGAACCGCATGCTCCTTAATCTCACGATCCGGATCAGCTTCTACAACCTTAAACTTTGTAATAACCATATCTGTCGCAAATGCGGCACGATCGGCTTCTTTCTCCTTTAACTCTTCATCAGGCTTCTTAATATGAATAAATCCGCCCTCATTTCTCTTTGTGCTAACCAGCTCCATTTCACCATCCTGGCTATTACGATCAGAGTAAAACTCATTCAATGCAATAGCAGAGTCGATATCGAGCTTAGTAGCTTCCTCTCCTACTTCCATATAAGTCTTATACTTACCGGCGATAATATCTTCCATAATCTGCCAGTTTCCATTTTTCTTCCCAGAACTTCCAAAAGTAGGAGTTACATATGTAAAATGAACATCAACAATGTTCTCAACTGCATTATCAGTTGCAATACGGATTACTCCACCAATGTATTCAGTACCAGGATTCTTTGAAGTCTCTCCTGTTACTTTCTTCTCCAGACTATGCTCATACAAATATCCTTCGATGTGTGTCGCATTTTTCATTGATTTCTTCATGTTTTAATTTCTCCTTAATCTTCTATTACTTTATTTTTTCCTTTTTCAGTTAAAGCATAAACCACTGGATCTTGACTTACTTTTTCAACATAACCATCAGTTACAAGTTTCCGAATCGCCCCAGAAACTCTTCGAGATGTCATAAACAATCCTTCAGCAATATCTTTTGCTTTCTGTTGCGGCTTATCAGAAACTGTGTCCTGAAGATACTTCAAAATAAGTTTCCCATTGTCAGTAAATTCAGGTTTTTCTTTTTCAGTAGTGAGCATTTCCCAATAATCTCTTGCTCCCGCTGGCCAATCTTCTAAATCAATCTGTTCCGTTGCATCTCTTACAAATTCAATAAATTCTGACTTGTTACTCATGAAATTTACTCACTTTCTTTACTTTATATAAATATTATATCATTTTTTATTAAAAAAATCAACAGTGGGCATCTTTTTATTCGGGGTCAATCTTATAAGTGATAAGATCTTCAGCATATGGAAGAGTTTTTATCCAATCACAAAAACTATGCCATTCAGTAAGACGATGTTTTGCTCTCCATTTATAAATATTACGAAGAATTTCATAATTCAAAGTTACTGTTCTCTTTTGGAGATAACCTTCTGGGAGCCAACGAACAAGCTCTTTCCAATAGCGTTTATCTTTTGTCTCAAGATACTTCTGACGGAGTTTTTCTAAAAAGAACATATGATCTTCAATATGATCTTTTATTTCATAATCTACTGGAGAATCTCCATTATCATTAGTCCAAAAAACAAGATCTGGATTAAAATCTTCAATTTCAAAATTGTCAACATCAATAGGATAACTGGCAAGTTTATGCATCGTAGAACAACTGTTCGCTACAGTCCCTACTTTATAAGTATCGAATTCTTTCCACCAATAGAAAGGAGCTGTTATATCTACAGATACAATGATTTGACGAAGGAATTTGCTATGAACTGGGCCACCACTAATTAACTGCTGTGCAAGTCTCATATCGTTTGGACCAATATATGCCCAAGTGCCATGTTCATTATCTTTATTCCATCTAATACCCTGTCGAATTAGCCAATCTTGAAGTTCATCAATTTCATCTTCGGCCTCTTTAATAGCTTCTGGATCTTCAGAATTTCTCCAATCAGGATTTCCGTAATATTCCTCAGCAATATCCCATCCATCATCATTTGGTTCATATGAAAAAACTCCAAAAGAACTATCAGCTTTATTCCAAGAGTCATAAGGATTTCTCATGCCGCGAAAGGCACCTTCAAAATTAAAAACTTCAGTATTTTCAAATTTCATTTAATTTTCCCTCATTTTTTCCCAAAAATCATAAAAATCAGAACACATTCTACAATATCTTTCAAAATTATTTATCTTTGCTGCGTCGCATCCCATGCAATGAATAAAATGGGAAGTTTCTTCTCTATTAAGCTTTCTAAAAGTCCAGTTTGGATCTTCATCATATAATTTTTTCCATTCACAATATTTTTTATAAAGCATATGATCTTCTCTTATTGGAATATATTGTGTTAATCCATATCTTGATTCAGGATTAATAAATAATTTAATACCATTACCTTCTCTACATTCATAATTTTCTGGAATCATTTATTAGCCCAACTTTCATATCTCTCATTTAAATCATTGCTATCCTTCCATACATATGGTCGGAAACTTGTTAATTTCATCTTTGATAAATAACGACCAAAAATAGGTCTACCTGGATATCTTTCTTTTAATTTTT